TGAGGTTCTTTGTGCCCGAAGAAGAGGATGCACTTATAGTGTATCAGTACCATCCTCGTCTGTTGCTATGTTGGAGAGCGCGACACGCAGATTTTCCGTAGCGATGGTCAAGGTATCGTAGACCGTGAAGGATTTGTAGTTCAGGCTGGCTACTACGCTCTCTAAGGAGTTGAGCAATTCCGTAAGCCGTGCTTCTTGGGTTGTCTGCGAGGTGGTCAAACCTGCTCTCACGGGTCCAAAGGGTGAGCAGACACTGGATCTGGTTGTGGTTGTAACCGAGTGCTCTCGCGTAACTAACTGTAAGTGCCCTGTTCTCACGCTTCTCCTCCATTGTCGCCTTCGTCCGTGCCTTTAGATAGGTTTTCTTTGAGGACAGGGGCACCTCGCCCGTCTGCTGTGCGGACACGAACACCGACAACAGGGATAGTATTACCATCAAGGTCAATCCACGTTTTACCTTCTTGTTCATCTGTCTTCTTCTCCATTTCAAGCAGTTGCTTATAGGTATCAGGGTAAAGATGAGCAAGACGTATCAATGCACGGTCTCTTGCCCTTCTGTAGTTGCGTTGGCGCACTGCCTGTTTAGCAGCACCAACCATTCTCTTATTCTCCGCCTCCATTGTTCGTCTTATCCTCCCATACTATTAGAACGTAGGCTATCAACATCACCAGCAGTAGACCTAAGAAGTAACTCATTGTGTGCCCGCCAATACTGCGTGGACAATCTTTGTTATATCAATGGGTTCAATTATCAATCGCGCATCCTCTTCCCCTGCCTCCCAGCAGGAGACCAATAGACGTGAGTCCATAGGTGATTGGCGTAGCCATTGGTATGCACTGTGCGGATCTTCCCCGCCCCATACTGCGTTGCCTTCCTTGGTTGCTACCTCATAGAAGTTTACCAGTTTATTCTTTGGGTGAAATCCCACCACGTTATCCTCAGTTGTCATCACTTCCTCCTTCTACCTTGACCCATACAAACCCGTCTTGGTGCTTGCTTATCTGTGCCAGTATGTCGAACCACCGTTGGTCTACCTCTGCGGTAATTGTGTAAGTATTCTTTGGTTGCTTTTGTAGTTCTAATTTTCTTTTCATCCCTATAATTTGTTCTGCTATGTAGTAAGTCTTATATCTAGGCATCTTCTCCTCCTTGTTTGAATGTATCTACCATAGACAGGGCGTAGACCATACGCATAAGGTTCATCCCTGCCTCCTTCTCTGTCTCTTCATCTTGTACTTGTAATATTGCTAGGTCTTGACACAACTGTGCCTTAGCACGCCAGTAGTCTACCGTAGGCTCAGACATTACTAACCTCCTCTACCTCGAAGAAATACTCCACCTTGTTATCGTCGAGTAGTTCTTTGTATCTATCACGCTTTGCCATAGCCCACATACGGGCTTCTTCGTTTGTGTTGAACTCATCTGTGGTGCGGTACACCACCTTCGATATAGTTATCTCATACGCCTTCATCTTCTGCCCTCTCCTTCACTAGGTCGCTCACGGTTTTCTCCACCTTGTCTGTTGGTAGTTCGATCTTCGAGAGCGCCTCACCTAGCGCCGTGCGCCAGTTCGTGCCCTCACCTGCTGCGATTAAGTCAGGTTTTGCACCTGCAAAATCCCATAGTTCTATTTCATATCGCTTGTTATCAGGTATAACTACCACCGTGAATACAAACTGCGCCGTCTTATCCTGCTCAGTCATCTTCTCCTCCTTCTCTAGCCTTCTTCTCCATCCAATACGCAAGGGTTGCGATTGGTACACCATACAGCAACATCAAGCCCCATAGGACTAAGGCATCAGTCATTCTCTAGCCTCCTTACATTCAGCGCATACTTGGTATGCCACCTTGTCCCCTTGTGAATCCTCTGCCTTGTAAGAGGTTGTGGAGGGTGCATCTAAGCACCAAGCACACTCTCCTACTACCTTGCCCCACACTGGCATAGCCATTAGCGCCCCGCCTTATCTAATTGGCATCCGTGGCATTCGCATATTTGTGCAGCGATTGAACACTTCCATCGATCAGAATTGCGTGCCTTGTAGAGACTCTCATACTGTGCAATCGGTGAGCCATCGCTATCTTTCACCCATTCGCGGGCTAGTTCCCCATATGGGCACAGCGTCACGATTTCATAGGTGCGTGGGTCATCGTCTCGCTTATTGGAGACGATTACCATTAGAGAATCAATCCCGCGAGGGCTAATCCCTACGGGCTTAAAGTCTGCAATCCGTGACTTAAAGAATCGCATCGTGTCCTTAGTAAAGAAATGCCCTTGTGCCTTGCCTGCTATTTGGCGCTCGTTCCATACCTCGGCGGGGCGGGTTGGGTAGTTCCTGCATCCGTTGCAAGAGCAATCGAAGCGTAGTTTTTTCTTCTGTTCTTGTGTCGTTGTCATCTCTCTCCCTCTCTCAGTTGTTCTTAAAGAAATCAATAGCCCAGTCATAGACCGCGCCCTCGGTCAGTGGAACTTCATCTATATCAGTGAAGTATTCGACGGTAATCTCACCAAGGTCTAAGTCCTCCGTGATTTTTACGCCGTCGTTGTGTCCTCCTGCTACGTCCTCGAAGAATAAGGACATCATCCTAAAACGGTTGGGCCCTTGTTCTGCAAATAGGATTGGGTTAGCGGCCCCCACATCCTCAAACTCATCTTCTAACTCTTCTCGTATCTCATCCGTTAGGGCTATAACTTGCTCATTACGGGTCTGCAATACCTCTAGGATATCGCTCCCGTTGCAGCACACGCATTCATTCTCACAATGGTATGTGTCCTTATCCTCATCATAATATGTTGAGCATTTGCAATCGTCGCACATTGAAGCCATTTTTTTGCCCTTCCTAGGCTAAGAGTGGAGAGCCGTGTTGCCCTCCTCCTCTAGTGCCCCCGTCGGATTATGAATCCGTAGCCCGTAGCGCGGGGGCGGTTGATCGATTTAGATTATATTACCGCCCTCACCTCCTCAATGATGAACGTCTTACGGTCTAAGCCCTCGCAATACTTACGCGCCTCTTGTGCGCTCTCAAATATGCCCGCGCTATGCATCACTATTTGCGTGCTGAATCCTCGATAGCCCACAAGCCAGCCTTTACCGCCCGCCCCTATTGTGGTGATGAAATAATAATCGTGCACTAGGCTTGTGCCTCTTCGTGAGGCTTGGAACTGCTTACTAGGCTTATTCCATTTCATTTCTTGCCCTCCTCAATCCATACGTAACCGTAATCCCTAGTGGTCTGCCATTCCTTAACTAGCGCCTCCGCCTCCTCGCGTGTCGCGTAATCCTCCTTGGAGGTAAAGCGGGCGTATGTCTTAGCCCGCTTAGGATTCTCATATGAGCCGTGCACGGTGTAGGTCATTACGCCACCTCCACATCTTGAGCCGTGCCGTGCTCTCGGATTACATCCTCCAACTTATCAAATGCCCCGAGGTCTATCTCCTTTTCCTCGGGGTAATCATTGGCAACTGCTACCGCCAAATCCTCCTCCTTGATGATGAACAGGGTCTGCCCCGCCGTGCTCTCGGTGTCAATCGTCCACCAATCGCCATTTTCATTTGATACGTAGTAAACGCTCATAGGCTTGGATTCTCCTTCTCTACCTTTAACACCTCGCGGGCGTACTCTTCCGCTTGTGCTTGTGTTAAGCCCTTATCAATGGCGAACCCTAACGCCTCCCTGTATAGTTCGAGATTCATTACGCCACCGCCTTCTCGGATTTGATTAGGCCTTTACCCTTGTGGTTCTGGCACCACTTCTTAGAAGTGCTGAAGGCTGAGGCGCGGGCGGTGCAGTAATCGCACTTCTCCCACACGCCCGAGGCCACTAGAAAGCGCTCACGGTCAAATCTAGGGTTATCTTGTGCTAGTGCGTCGGCCAAATCGTAGGCCATAGCGTCGCGCTCAACCGTAACGCCGCCCTCGGCGGTGAACTTAGATAATACTTCTGCTATGATTACATAATCTTTACGTGTCATCTTCTTACTCCTCTTAGGCTAATTCAATCAACGATTGATTGATAAGAGGAATCTATACGGGTGTCTACCGTATGTCAAGCCCAAATGAGGGTTATTTGATAACGATTTGGTAACGATTTTAGGGGTGTGTCTTGTCTATTTGTCGACAATTCTAAGGCCTTGCGGGTCACAATGTAGTTGAACTTTCAACCATTTTAATACTGGCCAGTAACTTAGGGGGATTGAACAAGGTAGACAGTTAGGCCTTGAATGTCTAAGGCTTAGGTAAAGGGTTATTAATGGACAGATAACTAAGTTATGTCTAGGGTGCCCGAGGTACAGCCCGCCCGTTTACTTTACATAATAACTTATCCACAGGTCAGACCAGTTATCCACAGGGGGTAGGGGTCTGCTGTAGGCGCAGAAAAGCCGACCCCCGTGTGTTAAAAATTGCAAGACAACTACATATACTCCCCGAAAAGAAATTTACGCTAAAGTGAGATCCAATTAAATGTCCTAGTTTGTACACATATTAATGTGACGTTAGTCACTAATAGAAAATAAAATCTACCCTAGACGGGAAATGGGCTATTTTTTCTGCCTTATATATAGTAGGGAGTAAAACGAACCAGTACTAGTTTTACGACCCAATCTCGCTACGTTGGCACTACGCGAGTCCCCCTAGGACGAGCACCAACTTACCCCTCGGTTCGCTGTGGCTCCCTCGGGCGCTAAGCCCGAAGCGGTGACTGCTTTTAGTGGGGACAATACTATCTCCAGTATAAAACACTTTCCCTAGTATAAAATTTTTTTTGCGCCTTCGGCGCTTTATTAGAGGAGACTACGTGGCAGAGAAGTCAAGTGACATCGCCAAGCGTCTGATCCTTAGTGGTGTAGCAGAGGGTTTAACTATTGAGGCAGCCACGGCTGCATCTGGTAAATCCTATAAGACTTATGAATACTATCGCAGGACCGATAAGGTCTTTGCTGACAAGATGGACCGAACACGGCTAGGTCTAAAGGATAAGAACTTTGCCTCATCCGATGTCCACGACATAGACTTTGCAGAGTTTCGCCAGAGATACCTACACTCTCGTACCTTTCCACACCAGCAGAACCTGATAGATGTGATCGAGGGTCGTCCCCCAGGCTGGCTACATCCTAGTATGAAGTACGAACCAGGGCTGGCTAATAACAGAATCCTTCTTAACATCCCGCCTAACCACGCCAAGTCAATGACTGTGACCGTAGATTACGTCACCTGGCAGGTGTGTCAGAACCCTAACTTTCGTGTGCTGATTGTCTCTCAGACTCAGCAACTAGCAGCAGACTTTCTCTACGCCATCAAGCAACGCCTGACTCATCCAAACTATGAAGCACTCCAACAGGCTTACGCTGCTGGCGTAGGGTTTAACTCTAAGACCGCTTCTTGGCAGGCTACCCGTGTGACCTTTGGTGATGAACTTCGTGAGTCATCTGAAAAGGACCCGAACATCGAAGCCGTTGGTATCGGTGGTCAGATCTACGGTAAGCGTGCCGATATGATTATCGTAGACGATGCGGTGACATTAAAGAACGCAAACGAGTTTGAGAAGCAGATACGCTGGTTAACCCAGGATGTACGCTCTCGTCTTAACCCTACTGGTAAATTAATTATTGTAGGTACCCGCGTTACAGCAATTGACTTATACAAGGAACTACGCTCCGAGGACCGCTACCCTGGTGGTCTAGTACCCTGGACATACTTAGCGATGCCAGCGTTACTGACAACAGATGATGACCCTGATAAGTGGGAAACCCTCTGGCCTGCCAGTGATGCTCCATTTGATGGACAAGTAGAATCAGATCTTAATGAGGATGGACTATACCCACGTTGGAATGGTCGTAACCTTTACAATGAACGTCAAGCAATGGACGCATCCACTTGGGCATTGGTTTACCAACAACAAGATATTTCAGATGATGCCATCTTTGACCCAGTATGTGTACGAGGTGCTATAGATGGAATGCGTAAAGCAGGTCGTTTGGTTCCTGGTCACCCTGGTCACCCACGTGATCTCAGTGGCTTCTCTGTTATTTGT